CAACCTGGCCATTCACCAACGCCTTAACAGCGTTGTAGTCAGCGTTTGTAACCTCAGTGGTTCGGAGCAGCGAATCAAGCTGACTTTGGGTCAGAACGAAAAACAGCTCTTCGCCATCCATCACAGACTCAGCCACACCAAATTTGGATTTGGCTTGGATGAGCTTCTCAATGGTAAGGTTGGAGTTTGCCGCAACTGCGCCGGGAGCAACCGCATCCACAGCCACACCATACGTGACAGCAGTGTAGGTTTCCGCCGTGGTTCCCTGCTTGCCCGTGTAGGTCGTGCCAGTAGCGGCAGCGATAATCACGGAGTCAACCTGACGACCAAGGGCCATCGCCTGCATCTTTGCATACCCATTGCGAGGATCTTGAAGCTGCATGCGCAGCTTGTCTTCATTGTCGAACGCCAGCGCATCGGGCCGGTAGTCGTCAATCAAGACAGCAATGCGGGTGTGATCCGCATCGTTCAGGACGGTTGGGCCGTGGCGAACTGATTTTCGGGTTACGTTGACCGTGCCGAGACGGTCGTACATGTCGCGTTCGACGTTTTGAGGACGAACGGTGACGGTGGATTGCAGACGCGAAGCGTTCTGCTGGAATTTGATCTCGAAATCGGATTGGTATCCGTTCCGAAATGCTGTATCAATAGCACCCATACGATTAGAAAACTGGATTCTTCCCTTGCGGGAGGAGTTTTAATCGGCGGGCTTGTCCTTGTGGGGGCCGAACCTGCGAAAACGCTCGCTACACGGCCAACTTTAGCTGGCTCTCAAACGAGGACTACGAATAATCTTGTTCGTTAATGTTGTAGTTAGCCCTGACTATCATTTCCGTCAACAACTTTCTTTGGTCTACCTAACTTTTTAACAGTTGCTATCGGGATGTCAACGGGCTGAACAATCTCAATAGACGGCGAACCACTGCCGATGGTGGGCAGCCTATGCTCTCCGCACCCATCGCCAGATCGAGTAATCGGGAAGGCGCGATAGCCACCACCGACAGATGCCGCCGAACGTGGTGGGTAACGGCGGCATTCGCCCGCGCTGTTTTCAACCTTGCCAGCCTCAGCTAGACCAACCGCGCAACCCCGAGCGTCCAACTTCTGAGTTACCGGATTCCAAAATGTGCACGTAAAGCAGTTCACGATGTATAGGCTTTCTGGTGAAGCTCTTTCCATTGCCGAAACTCGGCAGAGCGCGGGTCATCGAACTTCTCGCTGAGTCTGGGGTCAGCAATGCGCGCTGCTTTGATTTCCTGAATCTTCTGGAGAGCTTCTGCGCGCATGGATTCAGGCCCAAGCGCAGTACCTGATCCACCCCTGCGGGAGCTGTCTTCCATTGTCTTCTCGCCGATAGCGACCAATGCCTTGAACAGCGCGGGGTCATTACCAAACCCAGCAGCCTCAAGTCGCTCCGCCAAATCGCCACCACCAAGAGCAAGTACGGATTTCACAAGCCCTTTCTTGGCTTCAAACTTGTCGCCGTATTCCTGGTGGATTGCGGACGCAGCAGCCTTCGCAGCGTCAGACTTTTGCTTGGACAGAACCTCATTGCCCGCAGCGGCGTCTTTCAGATACCAGTCATTGACTAGCCCCTTCACTTGGCGCGGGGTTAGACCGAGTTCATGGAACTTCTTATTGGCAGCAATGATGGCATCCTTTGGCATCCCTGCCTGAGTCATCAGCTCATCCGCTGGAAGTTCATACTTATCGGCGGAGTCAGGAACGCCAATCGCCTTGTTCCATGTGGCGTACTGTTCCGGCTTCCAATCGTCCTGCGGAAGATCGTATGCCTTCTTACCAATCATCTTGCGGGATTCAACATAGGACTTTGCCAAAACTGGCAATACGTCCTCTGCCTTGTCACCCTTGAAAGATTGCAGGGTTTGATCGCTTCGCATGTCCTCAGGCAAAATGCCCATCCATGCCGGTGGTGTTACTGCTCCGTTATCGCTCATTCGTTGTTTTGTTTCTGTTGTTGATACGTTTCCTCTATCGCGGCCCTGATAGCCTCGTCACTCCCGTAAGCCTTCTCCAAAATATTAACCGCCAGCCGCTGCATCCCGATATTAACCAGCGTAATCTCGGGGCTGCTACCAACCGGATCAGAGATCACATACCGCTTGATCAGATCGATGCAAATGCGCTTCCCGTCGCCCGTGTTCAGCGCAGCCTTGTAGGACTTGCGCAGCTCAAACCTCTCGTTGAGTCCAGAGATAAAGCTCACAACGTGTTACCAATGTTGTTAGCCTGTGCCACATTCAGCACCGACTTGGTCAACGGCTCTGCTGCCGCCGCCATCTGCTGCGCCTGCTCCTGTTGAGCGCGGCCATCACGAATCCCTGCAATCATCTTGGAAGAGCGGATGGCTGCTGCTGGAACGCCGAGCGAGACAGCCATGTCCTGAACAATCACGTCGGTATCAACCGCATCGAACACATCCGGCTTGAACGAAGCCAGGGGGGAGATGTTCTGAATCCACTTGCCGTAATTCACGATGCGAGTGGCTTGTTGAGCGCGACTTGCCGCCGACAGGTAATCAACCTCAATCGTTCGGCCCTGAAGCTGTGGCGGCGGTGGAGGCAGCAACTGCGCCTTGCTCAACAGCTCGTAACTGCGCTGAATGCAGGGCACCATCACTTCGCTTTGCAGACGCCCCAGCATCGGAGCCATCATGCGAAGCTGCTGATCCACCAGTTCTGAAATCTCGTAAGCGGTCTGCCGCTCCTTCTTGGGTGATAGCTTCACCCAATCAGAATAGAAGCAGCGCCGGATGTATTCCCGCTTCTGATCAGTCTTGGTTTCGACACCTTCCAGTTTGCCTTCATGGCGAAGTGTTTGAACCTCGAAATCACCAGCCGAAGGATCACGGAAGTTGATCGAAGCCGGGGCTGTCTTGAACTTGGACAAAAACCCGTCGCTCGGCATGATTAACGGCGGGTCAACCGCTTTTTGCCAGGCTTTGATGATGGTCAGCTCCATCCGATTCAGCATCCGAATCTCAGGAAGGCAGTTGATAGCTGGACCACGACCGTAGGTTTCCTCGTCACTCTTGCTCCACCGCCCAACGTGATAAGGGAACGAATGATAGCCGCCCTCCTTCAAAATGACGCCCTTCTCTTTCAGTAGCCAGCAGGACGAGAACGGCATGTTGCCTGAATCGGTGCGGCCATACTCACGGTCACTACGGGGATAAACAGCGTGGATGACGGAGAATTCTTTATCCGGCGTCTTCTCGTCCTTCTCCTTGCCTTCCCAAGTCGCATCTGGAAACTGCTGCATGATCTGACGCACTGTCATCTTCATGCAGCGGGACAGCTTGTCCACCGCGCCGGTGGCCGACTCTTCATAGAAAGCTGTGGCAAGCGGGATGGCCTTGAAAGTTAGATTCCCATCATCGTAATTCCACTCTTGATTCAGGATGATGTTTCCGAACGCCAGATCCAGAAAGCATTCCTGCATCGAACCCGTGAACATCGTTCGGTCATCCAGATACTCAGCAGCAATGATGTCAGAGACAGCATCGCACCAACCAATTACATCTGGGTCTTTTGCCAGCTCACCGTCAATGGACGGCTTGATTCCGAAGTTACGCTCTGATGGGTTGGCGATGAATGTATGGACAGCGTTTCCCAAATCGACGTTTGCTTGCAGAGCTGTTCCATCGTAAATCCGCTCGGTCCTGACATCTCCGGGGGATTGCTGGGCGGAATGGAAATCAACTGTGTTTGGCCGGACGAGCTGTCGAATGTCTGCCCATGCTGTTTCATAGGTGGAGCGAGCGGTCTTCATCCGCTCAAAATCTTGAATCAACGATTTAGCTTTAGGGTCTTCGGTCATTGTCCCAGCAATTGTTTCAGCAACGACCCGCTGCTGGTGGTGTCCTTCACTGCCTGCATCGAACCAATCAAAGTAGAGCCGTAACCTTTCGCCGCACGATTCCGCTCTGTGATGCGCGACTTCGCCAGATTCTCAGCAGCCGATGTCGGCGATGGTGGCTTGGGCGGCTTAACAGACCCTCCACCTCCACCACCACCGTAGCAGCGGGTGTATTGTTCAAATTTTGACGGAATCATCTTTCAAAAATCGCTGCGTTATCGTTGCAGTTGCATATAACTTTGTCTTACCTTTGCGGTTGAACGCGATATAAGGCAAGTAAAAAGGTAGGTGATGAATGGCTTCTTTAACGTCGCCGGCCAGGTATTCGATGAACCAGCAAGACTCCAATCCAGACACCCGCACCAACGCAAAACATGTCGGCGAAGAATAAACCCATCCATTATTAAGGTAATCCAGCAACTTCTGCGGCCATGCTATGCCGTGGAATGCTTTGAATTGGTCGAATGGGGTCACATGTAATTATACCGATCCTCCGCAAACTCCTGAAGCTTCTCATCCTTCGGCCTGCGCTTGCGAGCGTGCCATGCCATGATTCGCATGGCGTCGGCATAATGAGAAGTCCAATCATGGAGCGGGGTGTCCTTGTAAACCTTCTGACCATCCTCTGCTCCGGTTTGCTGGAGCTTGTCAGCTAAAAGCTCCTTGCGATAGCAGCTCAGAGCCTCAATCAATCGTTCGCACTTCTTCCCATCAAACCAGAGTGACGAGAAGATGTTTCGCACCTGCTCGATACCGTCGCCCTTAAGCTTCGGCTGTGGCGTAACGATAAACTTGATACCATGCGACTTAGCCACATCAAACACCGACTTACCACCCGCCGCCAGTTGCTTGATTTCCAAATCCCACGGCCCGTAGTGGCGACCGTAGCTGTAATCCTTCTCCCGCAGTTTGGCCGCATAGTGGCCAACCTCTTCGCCTGAATTGGCGTAAACGTCGATAATGCGCCTCTCAAGCCCGACTTCCTGAACAAATAGTATGACGGTGAAATCTGAGAACCCGATGTCCCAATAGGTATCGACTGGTATCTTCGGATCATAAGGTATGGAGCAGATGCGGCCATCTTTTCGAGCGGCCACCATTTCGCTGAGATAGTAGGTGCCATCCAGGGGCATCTCAGGATCGTTGTAGTATTCCTGCCGGATGAATTGCTCAGAGCGGCCCTTGTCGCGTTCCTCTTGAATCATCTCAGGGCCAAAGATTGGGTTGCCCCGCTCATCCTTGGTGTCATCCACCGTCTGATTCACGGCGAGATAGCGTGGATTCTTGCCCATCAGATTTTCCATGCGCTTGAAGTTTTTATAGGCGTGGTTCTTTCCGCGAATGGTGGTAATGCGAGCGCACCAGCCGTCGTTCTGCTGAAGGATAGGAGATAGGTAGTCGTTCACGCGAGGGTCAAGTAGCGCCCATTCTGACAGCACTACACCGATGGGGTTGGTGCCAACATGTCGGTCAATGTTGTCACCACCAATGGCTTGCCAAATACTTCCATTGTGAAAGTGGACGCGCATCTCCGATTCGTTTCGATGCGACACTAACTTTGGGTGAAAATACGATTGGAACGCTCTTCCTCCCTTGTCCATTCCGTTCCACACCACTGCCCTTGCCTGGGTTTGAAATGGTAGCACATGCCAGTAGGTACCGACTCGCACCTGAGAAAGAAAGCTGGCGATGTTTAGCATCAGCAAATCCTTGCCCCAGCGGCGGTGCGCTATGATGTCAGCTTCTTTGCGATAAGCATCAGGCACAAAGTGATCCCACACAACACGCTGATATTGTCGCGGTGAATAATCAAACGGCAATTCGATGGTCATAGCCGCTGCTGGAAGTCTTCCGCAAACCCGGCATACGCCACCGCATCAATGTAGTTGTCGGCCTTGAACACCCGCGCCGACCGCTGAACCTTGAACACAACCAACATTTGTGCCGCCAATGCAGGTGGAATCGGATGGTCCAAATCCAGCCCGTAATGCTGCTGAATCAATGCAGTCCATGACAGACCGATGTTCTTGTGGCTCTGATATGGATCGCCATAGACTTTGCCCCGCTCATGCACCACCTCGTCCACCGTTTGTTTTTTGCTCATTCTGCTTGCTCCGTTATCTTTTGAATCACCGGCTGAATATCAATCACTGTGTCTGTTCTGTTCGGAATCTCGCTGGTTGTGCCGTTCAGGTTCTTCAGGACTACTGTCAGCTTGTAGTCCTTCTCATCTTTCGTTTCTGAGCTTCTAAGTTTTGGATAGACGTATTGCGCCATTTCTTTCCAGATCTCGAAGCGGTGCATCGCCTTCAATCGAAGGCAGTTGTTGCCCTTATCGTCCTGCGCTAAATCGTAGCGGTCCATCATGGACAGAATCAGCTTCGGATCCGCTCCATCAATCACCGGAATGGTTTCGGTGACGATGTTCATCATTTCCTCGTAGGGGTCACGGCCCTTGCGACGCAATATCTCCGCAACCCTCGACGGGTCTTGGATGGCGGGCATCTTACGGCGACTCATTTTAAGCGTACCACTTGTCCATCTTGTTAAACTCCGAAACCATCTCAGCATAGCCAAGTGATTCAAGGATTTCACACATCAGCCAGTCTGCCTCCTGATGTCCAGTTTCCTCGTCCTTGGTGGCGATGATTTCTTTAATTTTGTCCCGCGCTTGTTCTGGTGTCATAATGGTCCCGAATCAATAATCTCAAAACAGATCGTTGACAAGCTGAATTGTCTGGTGGATAACAGGGGCGCGTTGAATGACGCCGGATTAGAACCCCGTCAGTATGAAGACAACACATAACATCAAAAATTCAGTGCGGCTCCATACGGGGTGCCTTCGGCTTGAGTGCCAAGTCTTCCACCCGGTTCTACGTAGGGAGTCGCACTGAGTCTTTGAAATGATGAAGTCACCCGCATTCCAATGGTATCCTACCGACTACCTCGGCTCTCAACGCGTCCAGATGATGACACTGGAAGAAGAAGGAGCTTACTGCCGGCTGCTATGGTCTTGCTGGCAACACGGCTCAATCCCATCCGACCCAGAGCTTGCAGCAAGGCTTGTGGGCAAGGGTTGTTCAACCACCGTTGCCAGGGTGGTGCTACCAATGTTCACACCAAGCGAAGACCCTGCCCGGCTAATCCACGACCGCCTAGAGCTGGAAAGGCAGAAACAAGCTGATTGGAGGGAAAAATCTGCCGCTGGAGGCAGAAAGTCGGCTGAAATGCGCAAGGGTGGTTCAACGGTGGTTCAACCACCCTACCAACCAAATGGCAACACTCCTACTCCGTCTTCTGTCTTCCCTCTTCTGCCTTCGGCTTCTTCTCCTGCGGAGAAGGGTAAGAAGCGCTTCGCGCCGCCTCTGGAAGAAGAATCAAAGCTTCAAGCTGCTAAATGTGGATTACCAGAGGTTGAACGGCAGAAGTTCATGGCCCATTACGAATCTAATGGTTGGTTGGTTAGTGGTCGCAAGATGGTTAGCTGGCAATCAGCAATGACAAAGTGGAAATTGAATTGGGAAACAAACAGATATGGAACAAACAGCAACAATCGCAATGCGGGTCTTATCGGAAACAAGCCACTCGAAGAGCCAAGAGCCGTCCGGATCCTTAGAGAGCGTGCTCTTGCCGCCCAAAAGCTGGCAGAATCCGCTCAGAACCCCGTGGCAACGCAAATGGCTATCAATGGAAACCACCCATCCTGACATCCAAACCCTCGCAAGCCTTGCTGAGTCGTTTTCCTCAAGCTGGTTTAATCGAGCTTGGAAGCCTCAATGGCGCGTTTTGGTTGGAGATGTCGGTTGTGGCAAGACTCACGTATCGCGATGTCTTAAACGCTGGGCTGACCATGTAGCCTTTACCGCTTGGGGGGCCAAATGGCAGGGC